GAAATTGAAACTTAAACCGCTAAAACCACCCCCTTTAGACAGTTTTGAAAGTTTTTTGTCGTTTCGCAGAGGTTCCCTAAGACTGTTGCTAATCTAATTCCAAAATTAGAGCTTGTCATTTTGTTTAAAACCTATGGTTATTTCTTATAACGAAATCAACGCAGTTAGCCGGATCTTTGGGCTGAGTTACTGACCTCTTCGTTGTAACAGCTTCTCTCTTTCTGAAGCAGGCATCCGAGATAGCCTCCAAGCAAGGGCTGAAATTTCTTTTTCTTTTTTGCACTCGGACTGATAAATTCTTGTCAATTTCTCATCGACTTCTAATCTAGATCTAAGGAAATTTGGGCGAAAGTTCAAAACCGACATATATTCAAATTGTCTGCCTAGGTGCCACGACATGCTGTATCCCTTTTCCATGAAGTCTCCACATTTTGCTTGCAACCAAATTGCCGAAAATGCTATGGCAATGACTTCATCCCAACAATCTTCAAAAGGGTCTTCGATAAGCTTTTTGAAGAAGAAAAAGCTTCTTTTGTATTTCTTCTTGAACAAGGCTTCACATAACAGAGTCGCAGTTTGATTCAAGGTCTCTGCCGACATGCCCGCCTTAGCGTGAGATATGAATAAGAAAAATATGGGTACGTATACACCCATGAGGTTCCATTTTTTCTCTGCTTCAGACGGTATCACATAAAATTTATTTAAAGAATAAAGGCTTTCGGGAGCACGGATGCCTCGTTCACAGAAAAGCATTTTTCTTCTCCTAAATCTTTATCAAACTGATCCGGATCTTTCAATGACTTCTCCGATAACTTGAACTTGCTCAGTGTCTGCTGGGCTAATAGTTTCGTCCGGGAAATTTGGATTTTCTGAATGCACCATAATTGAGCCGTCGATTTTTCTATAAAGCCGCTTTACTCTTAAAGCATCTCCAAAGACAAAAGCATAGATTCGACCATCTATGATCTCAGTTTTAGAGCAGTCAACTAAGACCACATCATGGTCAAGCAAAAGAGGTTCCATGGAATCTCCCTTCACTTTGAAACGCTTGCAGTCTTCGGGATTGATGTTCTTTCTCTGGAACCACGAACGACGATAAGCAGCTTTGTACTCAGAAGCCAACTCTTCCAAAGTGGAGTTTTGCTCGAAGCCTGCTGCAAATCGAATTTTGTATTCAGGAATTTCTACCCAATCATCGTCATCACACACATCTTCTGTTACCAGTACGTTAGGAGATTTCATGGGTCCGTTCCCTGTCGCAAGCCAAGTAGAGGAGACTCCGAGAACTTTGGCCACCTTGGGCAGGTAAATAGATTTGATGCTTTTTGATTTGCCAGAAAACCAATCCGAAACAGAAGCCGGGGAAATAAAACATAACCTAGCGATGTCACTTTTCTTTAATCCGGAATCACTCAACGCCAAGGTTAAACGCTCTGCCAATGTTGTTTTTTCGTTCATTTGAGTAACCCTTTCTTTATTAGGTTTTCCTAATACATTTTAAAGAAAAATAATTAGGCGCATTGATTAAGTAATTCGGAAAACCTTATAATTTAATAAGGCAAAAATTAGGAAGAATTTAGCTATGCGCAAAAAAACCGATACTCAGACAGCCCGCCTAATCGTTGATTCTTTAGGCGGAACTACAGCTGTTGCAAACATCTGTGAAGTTAAACCGGCCAGCGTTTCCGGATGGCTTAAGTCTGGAATGCCAGAAGGCCGCCTTTTGTTCTTGCAGAAAAAATTCAAACGCATTCCGGTGATTAAACACGCTGTCGCCAACTAACTGGGAGTCGCTATGGCTCGCTATAGAAAAATAGACGTCCGAATGTGGAATGACAGGAAGTTCAGGGAGCTTTCGGATAACGGCAAACTTGCCTTTATTTTGCTCCTGACTCATCCAGATACCACGCAGATAGGAACTATCCGGACACGAGTTTCAAACCTTGCTGACGAATTGGGTTGGCAACGAGATGCCATGTCGCATGCCATCCAAGAAGTCACTTTAAACGGCATGATTGATGCTGATGAGAAGGCAGGGCTAATGGTCATAAATAACTTCCTAAAGTACAACGCGCCTTCTTCTCCTAATGCATTCAAGTCATGGTGCGAATTGATTGATCTGATGCCCGAATGCGACCTCTTGGATAAGCATGTTGCACGCCTGAAAACCTTTGTCGATGGCCTTTCTGTAGGAATGAGAAATGCCATCCCTAATGACTTAATTGATGCCATCAAGGATGCCATGTCCCGTACCAATGGGCAACCATGTCGCACCCAGGAACAGGATCAGGAGCAGGAACAGGATAAGGAAATACACACCCACGAACACCATCCAAAAGCCTTCGAAACTTTCGCGGGGCGTGTGTGTGAAAAAGAGACTCCTTTAAAAACCGCTCCTGTTGAACAAGAGCTCCCACTGCAGAGGACAACTGTTTCTAAAACGGAAACAGTTGAGAAGAAGTCAAAGGTCAAACGACAGAAGAAGGAAAAGATCCCGTGTCCCTTTAAGGACGGAGATCAGATTCCGGAGGACTACCTTACGACAGCTAAGCGGTATGGAGTTCAAGACCCGCAATCGCTATTTGATTCCTTGATCGCCTACTGCAAAGCCAAGGATGTTGAGTACGCAGACTACAAAGCGGCGTTCACAACATTCTGCATCAATGACAAAGCAAAGCGAGAGAAGAAGAGCCAGAACCAATTCAACAACGCTCCGCCCTTCGAGTACGAACCTCCAGGCGGATTCACGGACGACTACTACAGAGACCAATGCGAATTTGATGAACACGGGAAATTAAAACTATGAACAACACAGACAGCAAGAATCTCAAAGCCGTTAATACCATTCTCGGGAAATTGGAAATAAGGCAAGTGAAAATGAATTGCATCCTTCACGGGGAATATCTGGCGAATCAAGTCTGGTTAGGCGGGAAACTCAAAGAAATAAGTGAATGCCCCAAATGTCATGAAGAACATTTAGCTGAAAGGGCTATTGATGAAGAGAAGGCCAGAAAGCAGGAAGAGGCTAAAAACCGCCAGGCGAGAATCAAAGAAACCCGTATGCCTCTTGAGTATCAAACCAAGGGTTTCTCAACCTTCATTCAAGATACAGAAAGCCAGCGCGAAGCCTTCAACATGGCAAAGCGGTTTGTTAATGGCTGGGAAAAGGCGAAGGCTGGCGGGTACGGTCTGTTATTCCTCGGCGGTTGCGGCACTGGTAAAACACATCTTGCCTGCGCAATCATGCTTGAGCTCCTGGACCGATACGCACTCTTTTATCCCAGGTACTACAAGGTGAGCGAAATTTTCTCAGCCGTCCGCAGCACCTACCAAACTGGAGCAACAACTAACGAAGAGGAAACCATTAAGTTTTTCTCTTCCATCCAACTCCTCGTAATTGACGAGGTTGGAGTTCAAAAGGGCTCCGAATCAGAAAAGAGGATTCTCTTTTCAATCCTGGACAACCGAGTTACTTCAAAGAAACCAACAATCCTAATGACAAATCTAGGCATAAAGGATTGTGGCTTGGTGCTCGGAGATCGGCTTTATGACCGCATCAGGTCTAAGTGTGTACCGGTCCTCTTCAAGGGCAATTCTTTTAGAAAACCCGCAACGCCTGATGTGTTTGATTGAGGTGCGTCATGTCTGATTCTGCATGGACCCTGCTGATGATCATCTTGGCGCCGGTCGTGTTCATCAACCTGGTGCTGTTTGGGCTACTGGTGAGGATTGTTTTTCTGATTAGTCAGGAGACCAAATTAACCGATCGGTTGAAAAGGAGTTAGAGCATGGACGCTATCCCATATTTTTGTTTGTACCTGAGTTCTTGTTGTTTTGTCGGTTGTTATTTGACAGGTAACGATATGCAATTCGATTTCACCAATTTCCTCGCTCTTGTTGGTTGTTCCGGAGGAGCTCTTAGTCTCCTTGACTTTGCATGGTTCGCTTACTACGGATCGAATATCGACTACAGCTTGCCGTTTTTGGCGATGGTTGTAGCAGTCTGTTTCGTTTGCGCTTTCGAGAGGAAGTCTAAATGACCGGATGCTGCTTCTACTGCGAACACGCGGCCAACTACTGGGTTGACCGTGAAGGAAATAAACGCAGGCCGCCGGACACCAGCTTTGCCGACATGAATCTCTTTTGCCAGCACCCGCAGAAACGCGGCTGTTATCGCATCAGCTATACCCAGTGCTCGCATTTCAAGCGGATCGAGGATGAAAAACGCATCCAGCGCAGAAGGGATTTTTTCGCTCAGTTCGATGGATTTAAGCTGCAGGCCGTGTTGATTGGGCAAAGACCGTGAAGGAGCGAACTATGACCTTATTCTTTGCCAAGTTTTCTGAGAACTTCTTCGCTCTCCCTTATCGGAGTAATCCATGTGTTGACCAAGGAATTGATCATTCTGGACATTGCCTCAGCAATCTCAAAGGAGTCTTCCCCGGAAAGATCGATTTCTCCGGAATGCGCATGTTCGTTTCCGGCAATCCTGCAAGCTTTGCAAATTCTCTGGAAGGCCGGAGATATTCCTATTGTCTCGATCTTCTTGTAAAGCTTGTCGGACTTTTTGAAGCCCTCAACGTGTTCGTTCTCTCCGTACCAATCCACAATTCTTTCAAGGCAGACTCGCAGAAGGGCACATGCCGCACGCGGGGAAAGACCAATGATGGCTTGAGCTTCGTTAAAAACTTCTTTGGCATCTTCGGGCATATCCGGAGCCGGGAGAATTCCACTTCTGAGAGGAAATGCAAGCTTTCCGTTCTCCCAGTAGCTGAATCTTTCGCAACTCAAACAGCAGGTGACGAAACGACGCGGATGGTACTTGATGTCAGAACCGCCGCTACGGTTAAAAACGTTCCCCGAAATTCTGAAATTGTCGAAAGTTTCGCCTGTAACAGTATCGAAAGAAGGCACATTACAAACTTTAGCGTCAGTACCGTCCACAACAGGACAAACAACGAAAACAGTCTTAGTTCCGCAGTGCGGGCATATGTAGGAGCTTGGCATGACTAATTATTTCCTTGGAGCAAAAGAACAAATGAAACACATTGACATTGTAAAAAATAGAACTGCGTGCATAAACACTGTCTTTAATTCAATTGAAGAAGCAAAAAATACCCTTAAGAAACTAGAAGAGATGGCGGCACAGAGGGCAGAGGACCAAGTTCTCGACATTCATGAAGTCGGAGTAACAAGCCATAAGCTGAGAGGATGCGTGGATCGCATTCTTGTCGGACTGGTGGAATCTCAGACGGTTTCTGAAAATCAATTGCGGGAATAGATGATGGATGACATTGACGAATCGCCAGGCAGATCTGTTCGGAGATTCCATTCCCTACTGTCCAAGGAAGCCAAAAGGATTCTCAGAGACAGCGTCCGGCCTCGAAAGAGAGAAGGCAAGGTACGACGAGAGCTGCGAGTACAGGAAGCGATTGTTCGAGTTAAGGGCGAATATCCGGAGTTTTTCAGAGCTCAGCGTTAAGCCTTCCACGGTTTCTCTCTCAGATAGGTCTGCCCGGGTAGGTGAATCCAGTCCGCATGCAAAGTACACGGACGTTGAATTGATTCACTGCTTTGACCTGAGGCTTGCAGGTCTTTCCCTGCGGGAGATTTCACGAAAGATGGATATTCCTGTCCGAACGCTTCGGGACATCTTCTCCGGAAATCGACGCGCTGTCATGCCAACCCAATTCAAATAACAACCATACCCAGGAGGGAACAACAATTATGTCCATGATGAGATTTAAAAGCACGGATGATCCTGCGTACAAGGAACTTCTGGCCAAAACAAAAACTAAAGCAGGCCCCATTGTCTTGAAGAAGATCAGCGGTTTTGTCGGAGGCAAAAAGAACGGGTTTGCCAAGGGCCGAATGAAAGCCGGGCAGATGAACGAGACAGAGAAAGCTTATGCCGCCTACCTAGAATCCGAACGTATCGCAGGCAGGATCAAGGCTTACTGGTTCGAGTCCATAAAGCTCAAAATCGCCGAGGATACTTGTTGGTATAACCCCGATTTTCTTGTGCTTACGGCTGAAGATCAGCTTGAACTGCATGAGGTTAAGGGATCGCCCAAGTTCTTCGCAGACGACGCGAAAGTGAAGACAAAGGTCTGCGCGACTGAGTACCCTTTCCGCATGCTCGTTGTTTATCCGGAGCGTGGTAAGGGGTGGACTTATCAGGAGTTTTGAGCGATGCCCCAAAGAAATGAAATTCAGACCAACACGAAGGCTACCTTAGGGACAGCATCACTGCTGCCGAGAAGGGCTGCGGAGTATCTGCAGCAGGCGGCCGCAGATGCAAAGAGCATGCCGCCGGAATCAATGCGGCGCCGGCAAGTTATCGACAAAGCAATCATTCTGGTGAAGCGTGAGTTCCCCGAGTTTTTCTTCCGTTAAACGCATGATTGCCGTGTCTCGATTGGGCGTCCCGATCGGTGAGGATTCGCCTCATGCGAAATACACCGACAGGGAAGTTGATCTTGTCCTGCAGTTGCGCGGCGAGGCATTCAGTTATCGGCAAATTGCCCGGATGATGGAAATGCCTCGGAGCACTGTCTTTGCCATTTGCACGGGATTGATCCGGGGAAAGATTCCTCACGCATATCGGAGACAAAAATGAAAGAAGGCGGAAAAAGAAAGCTCACCGGTAGGCAGCTTAAATTCGTGAACGAATACATGAAGGGAATTTCAGCCAGGGAAGCGGCTGTCCGTGCCGGATATTCTGCGAAAACCGCCAGCGAGCAGGGCTATCAACTACTTCAGAAAACTTCAGTCAAAACAGAGCTCGATAGGAGACGAAAAATCATGGAAGAGAAGACCGGATACACAGTGCAGAAATGGCGTGACGAGCTCCTGGAGATTCGGGAAACTTTGTCTGAGAAGATCCCCGTTTATCAGAACGATGACGGCGAAGTGATCATGGGGCTCAAGGATGCACCGTCTCTGCTTAAGGCTTATGACATGCTCGGCAAACACTTAGGCGCCTACTCGAAAGACAACGAGAGCAAGTTAGAAGGCAAGATCGAGTTTGTTTGGGATGACGGCAAGAAGCAGACGGAGAAGGAAGAATGAAAGTCGTGATTCCCTATCGTCCCCGCTTTCCCCAGGACGAGATTCATAAAAAGCTCGAGACGCATCGATTCTGTGTTCTCGTTGCTCACCGACGCCTTGGCAAGACTGTGCTGTCCGTGAATCACCTCATCAAGCGTGCCATCACAGACCGCAAAGAGCGCGGCATGTATGCTTACCTTGCTCCGTTCCGTAACCAGGCCGAGCAGATCGCTTGGGGATACCTGAAGCATTACACATCGCAAATCCCTGCAATCTCGATCAACGAACAAAAGCTTTCGATTCTTTTGCCTAACGGTGCAACGATCCGGATCTTCGGTGCTGATAATCCCGACGCTTTAAGAGGCATGTACTTTGACGGCGTAGTGATCGATGAGGTTGCGCAGATTAAGCCGACCCTTTGGGGAGAAGTGATTCGTCCGGCACTGGCTGACAGAAAAGGATGGGCCGCTTTTATCGGAACTCCCAAAGGTATCAACCTCTTCTCTCAGTTATACGATCAGGCTTTGAACCTCATGAGCAAAGGTGATCCGGACTGGATCGCGATGCTTTATTCCGTTGAGCAAACTCATGTCATTGACGAAAAGGAGTTGGCAGCGCTCAAGGTAGAAATGTCTGAGAACGAGTACCGGCAAGAGTTTCTCTGCGACTTCTCGGCCGCTCAGGACAATGGTCTTATTCCGATTGACGATATTCGTGCCGCGGCCAATAAGTTCTATCGGGAGAGTGAGTACATGGGCGCTCCGCTTATCTACGGCATTGACGTTGCCCGCTTCGGATCGGATGCCTCGGTCATCTTTAAGCGCAGAGGGCTAGTAGCCTTTGAGCCGATTGTTATCCGGAAGTTTGACAACATGGCATTGGCTGATCGCATTGCGGTAGAAATGGCCAAAGAAAAACCCGAGGCCGTATTCATTGACTCCGGCGCCGGGCAAGGCGTGATCGACAGACTTCGCCAGATGCGATTTGATGTCGTGGAAGTTCCCTTCGGAGCGCAGGCCATCGACAAAGAGCAGTTCGCAAACCGCCGCATGGAGATGTGGTGGCACATGGCCCAATGGATTAAGCAAGGCGGTGCGATTCCTCCGGATCCCGTTCTGCAGGGTGACTTGGGCGCTCCGACTTATGGCTACACACCCAAAGGCCCTAAGATTCTCGAGGCCAAAGACAAACTCAAGGAACGCATCGGACGATCTCCGGACTTAGCAGACGCTTTGGCTCTGACCTTTGCCGCTCCCGTGGCTCCTAAACTTTCCCGAAGTATGGAGCGCGCCATCTACGGCGTGAATGATTCCTACGATCCCCAGGAAGCCTTTGAATCCGAGTATTGGAACTCATAACACCGTCCATAAACCCTGCGCCTGAGCCTAGACAATGGGCTCATGAAAATCATTGACGCGTCCTTAGTTGAAATCATTGACCGTTGCCGTGAGCTTATTGACTCGGCAATGTCGGAGGCAGGCTTGCCTAACCGCAGGGCAGTTCCGGATCGTTCGATCTACCGAATCTTAAGCGAAGGCACAGACTCCTTCGGCCTCATTGTTGAAGACCAAGGTAAGCCCGTCGGGTTTGCTTCTGTCTTTGTCTTTACGCACCAGCACAGCGGCGAAGTCTTCGCACAAAACGATGCGATCTATCTGTCGCCGGAATATCGCAATACTTCAATCGGCGGCCGCTTGGCAGTGCTGGCAGAACGTAAAGCAATCGAGGCAGGCGCCAAGTTTTTCCTATGGGACGTGCCCGAGGATTCTCCTCTGGCTAAGGCACTCGCAAAGAGAGTGCAGGGCAGAAAGCATCTTTTATTTTTTAAGGAACTTTGATCATGGGAATGACTGCAGCAGTTATCGCGGGCACATTAGTGGGTGCCGTGACTTCGGGGTTGAGCGCTTATGAGCAGAAACGTACCGGGGATCGTCAAACATCGGCCGCCAAAGAACAGCTTGCTCAGCAGCAGGCCTTGGCTCAGGAAGAAGATCAGGCCCGCAACAAAGCAAACCGCAAGCAGGCCGATCTTGACGGTCTTTTGGCAGACAACACGATTGACAACGGATTGGGATCCACGCTTCTGACAAACGGCAATGCGGCTCCCCTGAACCCTGGCGCGCTTGGCACCGGTTCCTCTTTACTCGGAGGCTGATCATGGGAGCAGTATCGTCTGTGGTCCACGCTGTGGGCAAGGTGGTCAAACCCGTTGTGAAGGCGGCCGCCAACGTTGTCACTGCGGGAGCCTACAACCACATGCAGAACAAGAAGGATCAGGCTCGAAAGGCTCAGGCTCAAGCCGCACGTCAGCAGGCACAGGCTGAAGAGCAGCAGTCTCAGAACGCCAACATGGCAAACAAAAAGCATGCAAATGTCGGAGACACGGTTGTTGATGACACTCCGGAAGGAATGAGTGAAACGGTTCTGGCAAGTGAAGCGGCGCAGGATGAACGCTTCAAACTGCAGAAGAAACAGCTTATCGGGGGATAGTTATGCCCGCAGACATCAAGCTTATCAATCAGCGCTTCGAGAGCCTCAAACAGGAGCGCAGTTCCTGGGAGGATCTGTGGCGCGATATTCGCGACTACTGTCTTCCGGACTTAGGATGCTTCTCAGGTGAAGATGCAACTCAGGGCTCAAAGCGTTATCGCAAGATCCTCGATGCTGAAGCAATTGACTGCGCGGATGTTTTGGCCGCTGGTTTGCTCGGCGGCGTCTCGTCTCCTTCAAGGCCCTGGCTGCGTCTGACCACAATGGATCCTGACCTCGACAAGAATCCCGCTGTCAAAGAGTGGATGACGAAAGTTCAAGACCTTCTGCTTCTCTACTTCTCAAAGGCCGAATGCTACAACGCGCTTCACCAGAGCTATTTAGAGCTTCCTGTATTTGGTACTGCATGCACGATCGTTAAGCCTCATCCGGAACAGCTCATCTCCCTGCAGAATCTCACAATCGGGGAGTACTGGCTGGCTGAAGATGATTACGGAAAGGTCGATACGATGTATCGGCGCCTTTCTCTCACTGCTAAACAAATGGTCCAGCAATGGGGTTTTGAAGTCGTAAACAATGATGTTCGGCAGGCATTTGAGAAAGATCCCTTTGCCCGCTTCAATGTGATTCACGCGATTGAGCCTCGCATTGAACGTAATCCGGATAAACGTGACAACAAGAATATGCCCTGGCAGTCTGTTTATTTTCAGGAAGGCGTGCAGGACAAAGTTCTCTCGGAATCCGGCTTTAGAAACTTTCCGGCACTGTGCCCGCGCTGGATGACCTCCGGCGGTTCGGTTTATGGCCGCGGACCCGGCGCCAAGGCTTTGAGCGCTCAGAAGTCCTTACAGAGATTGCACCTGAGACTCGCGGAGCTTGTGGATTACGGAACAAGGCCGCCGATTCTCTACCCGTCCACGCTTAAAGATCAACTGAGCCAGTTCAAGCCTGGCGGCCGCGTGGCCGTCAACCCGCAGGAAGCTCCGATCATCCGCTCTATGTGGGAAGTGCACACCGATCCGCAGGCAATGCTGGCCCTGGTTCAATCTACCCGGCAGGACATTCAGCGCATCTTCTTCGTCAACGTGTTTCAGATGATCGCGGCAACTGCCAATCAAACCGACCGCACTGCGACAGAAGTTCAGGCCCTCGAGCAGGAAAAAGTGATGATGCTCGGGCCTGTGTTGGAGCGCCTGCACACCGAGCTTCTTGACCCGCTTGTAACAAATGCCTTTGGCTTCATGGTTGAGTACAACATGCTCCCGGAAGTTCCGGAAGAACTCTACGGCAGGGAACTTTCGATCGAGTATGTCTCGGTTCTGGCAGAGGCACAGAAGAACGCGTCAGCAAACGGCATTGTAAGAACGGCTCAGCAGATCGGGCTACTGGCTCAGATCAATCCCCAGGCTGTGGACAAACTCGATGTGGATGCAACGATCGATCAGCTTGCAGATATGAACGGAGTTCCGCCGTCCTTGATTGTGACAGGACAGAAGGTTGCGCTTATTCGCCAGCAAAGAGCGGAGCAACAGCAGGCACAAATGCAGGCCGCTCAGCTTCAGCAGGCAATGACAAGCCTCAAAGACTTAGGGCAGGCAGCAGACTCTCAGGGTCTGCAGGAAGCGTTCTCGGAAGAGGGCGCGCAGTAAGCGTCCATAAACCTATAGGCCCCTAAATGACAATGACAGACATAGATGATCCGCTTCTCGAAATCGAACAGCGGGAGCTGGCTGAAAAGGCCGAGAAAGAAAAACTCAAAGAGCTGGAGATAGCCATCAAGAAAACTCTTGAGACTGTGGAAGGCAGACGGGTCTTTCAATGGATTCTCGACATGACAGCCGTCGACAGCTCGGTTACTTCTCAAGACATGACGCTGATGACGATAGCTTCCGCAAGGCGCGATATCGGTTTGCAAATACTGAATCGACTCAAGGGAATCAATCTCGAGCTGGTTCGCAGAATGGAGAACGAAAAACTAAATGGCTGAAACCGCAGAAACCACTGTCAATGAAGCAGGCGCTGCCGCAACTGAAGGCGCCGTTACTCCTGCAGATCCTACTCCGGCACCCCAGGAGGCAACACCTCCGGCTCAGCCAGAACCTGCAACTGAACAGGCTCAATCTCAGGCAGAAGAGCCTGAGGGCATGGGAGCTGAAGAGGGACAGGAAGAGCCTGCTAAAGAGGAAGCCGAAAAGAAGGAAGACAACGATGTTTTGGGCGCACCTGAAAAGGGCTACGACGAAACAGGGATTGAACTTCCGGAAGGCATTCAGCTCGATGAAGGAGCGATCGAGGCTTTCAAGAAGGAATGCAAGGATCTGAATCTGTCTCAGGCCGCTTACTCGAAACTGGTCACAAATATGACCTCTGTTTTGGCAAAGCGTGCGGAGGAACAGTCTGCTCAAGTCAAGCAGGCCCTGACTGCTGAAGCCAAGGCTGACCCTCAAATTGGCGGTGCGAACTACGCGGCCAACCTTAAGAGCGCAAGCCGCTTTTACGCAAAGTTCTTTGACGCTGAGACTCGCCAGTTCTTCGAGTCTGTCGGCCTTAATCGTCATGCAGGATTCATTAAAGGGTGCCTTGCCGCTCAGCAGGCACTCAGCGATGACGCCGTCGTAAAGGGCGGCAGGTCGGGTGAACTCTCAACAGCCGAGCGCGCCCGGGCTTTTTTCCCTAACTCAAAGATGAACTAATTTTTAGGAGTAATTACGATGGCTGCTGAATATCCAACACTGGTTGACCTCGCATCGAGACTTGACCCGAAAGGTGAGATTATTCCGATCGCTGAAGTCTTGTCTAAACGAGACCCGATTCTCAAACTCCTCAGATGGAAAGAGTGCAACAAGACGGATGGCTACCTTCATGCCATCCGAACTGGCATCCCTGAACCGACTTGGCGCCGCCTTTATCAGGGCGTTCAGCCGCAGAAATCCACGACCGCTCAGGTCACCGATACCTGCGGAAACGTTGAAATGTACGCTGAAGTCGATAAAGACCTGGCTGACGTAAACGGCAACACAGCTGCCTGGCGCCTGTCTGAGCAGAAACCGTTCTTTGCCGGTATGGGCAACGATATGGCAAAGACAATGTTCTATGGTGATATCGATGCCGAGCCGGACAAGTTCATGGGCCTTGCCGCTCGTTATAACGACACGAGCTCTACAACTCCGTCCTCTCGCAATGTCATTAAGGCTGTGAGTACCGGAGCTACGACCAAGAAAGTCACTTCGATCTTTATTGTGTCGATGGATCAGTTCTTCGGCATCTATCCGAAGGGATCCAAGATCGGTTTACAGCACACCGACAAGGGCCAGTGCACTCACATGAACTCCGACGGCTCCATGTATGAAGTCTATCGCGACCACTACAAGTGGCAGGCAGGTGCCGCGCTTAACGACTGGCGCGGTGTGGTTCGTGTCTGCAACATCCCGATCTCCGACGGAGCAGTCGACATGGGTTCCGAAGATCTGATCAAGAAACTGATCGTTGCAAAGAACCGTATCCCGTCAGACCTTCGCACAAATCTTCACCTTTTCTGTGCTGAAGAAGTGCATACCGCTCTTGAACTTGCCGCCTACGCCAAGAGCACAAACGTTCTCAAAGTTGTTGAGGCCGCCGAACAGTTCAAGACCATGTTCTTCGACATTCCGATCGAAGTGTCTGATTCCATCAGCCTCACTGAAGATCTTGTTTCGTAATGTTTCAGTTGTCGTTGAAAGAATGTACGGTTGAAACCAATAGGAGAAAAAGATGAGATTCGATTCCAAGCTTATGTTCAGTGACGGCCAGTCCCTTTCCGGGACTTCTGGAACATCAACAAACACTCTTGACCTGAACAAGGCCGGAGTTTCTGAAGGTGAACTCTACGTCATCCTGAGTGTTTCAGGTTCCACATTGCCGACTTCTATTGAGGTTCTTGGCGGATCTGCCAGCACCTCTGTGACTGATACCGTTGCAGCGGCCTACGGTACAGATACGGCAATCAAACTGCCTCAGGGTTGTCCGCGTTACCTCAAGCTGTCCTTTACCGGTACAGCAATGAGCTGCAAGGTGACCGCAGGTATTTCTCTTTGCGCCTCCTCTCCGAAGGGTAAGCGCATCGGCGACTATGCGGCGGAATAACTCTATTTATTCCTAGCGAGCATTTTGGGGGCCTTGTGCCCCCTCTTTTTTAGGAGCAAACATGTCTTCTGTTGTCGACATCTGCAATATCGCTCTCTCGAGGCTCGGGGACAGAGCGACAGTAACTTCTATCGATCCGCCAGAGGGAAGTGCTCAGGCCGATCACTGCAGGCGCTTTTATCCCATTGCCTTAAAAACTATCCTTGCCACCTATAACTGGAGCTTTGCTACAACGCGCAAAGAGCTAGCCAGATTAACCGCGGAGCCTATCGGAGGCGGCTATGCGTTCCCGATACCTGCGGACTGTGTGAAGATCATCTATGCCTACCCGGTAGATGAAAACGGAAACGCAACTCGGCAGACTCTTCATTACGTCCGAGAGCTGATCAACGGACAAGTCTGTTTGGTGGCAGAGCAGAAGCGTATATGGATTAGGTATATCACCACGGAGGTTAAGCCTGAAAAGTTCTCTGATGTATTTTCTGACGCCTTGGCTTTTCTCCTTGCCTCTAATCTTGCGGGCACTGTTGTTCCGGGGATGACGGGTGTGCAGATGGCGGCTGAGATGATGCGGTTTTACGAAGATAGACTGTTAAAAGCACAGGCTCAGGATGCAGTTCAGGACAGAGATCATCTGAGCTATAAGCCTGACTTTATCGGTGACTACGGTGACTGGGGGAGGGACGGACATGAGTGGCTCAACTAAAGTCCTTCAGCGCTCTTTTGCCGGCGGTGAAATTTCTCCGGAAATGTTTGGGCGCACTGACGATACGAAGTATCAGACAGGCCTAGAGACATGCTTGAACTTTCTCTGCCGTCCCCAGGGCCCGATTGAAAACAGGCCCGGATTTGAGTTCGTGCGTGAAGTCAAAGACTCAAGCAAGAAGGTGCGGCTGATTCCGTTTATCTTTAACGCTCAGCAAACCTTCGTCATCGAACTGGGGCACAAATACGCCAGATTCCATTCCTTCGGTGCCACGCTGATGAACGGCAATCAGCCCTATGAAATCACAACGCCATGGGATGAAGATGATCTCTTTGAACTTGAGTATGTGCAGTCAAATGACATCATCACCGTAACGCATGAGGATTACGCTCCGACGGAGATCCGGAGATATTCCAACACTGATTGGAGACTGGCGACGATCAGCTTCTCTTCAACTTTGGCCACGCCTACAAATGTGACTGCAGTCAAAGAAACTACTACGGGCAACGAGGATAAGAACGCCGACAAATACACCTTTCAATACAAAGTCTCCTGCCTCAATGCGGACAAGACGATTGAGAGCGAACCGAGTGCAGCAGTGTCATGTACTGCAAACCTCTATGCCACAGGTACGACAATCAAAATCTCATGCTCGGCCGTGTCCGGTGCAAGTTACTACCGCTTCTACAAGAATCAAGGCGGTATCTATGGTTACTTAGGAGACTCGGAGACCACATCGATCATTGATGACAACATTGCTCCGAAGACCGACATCACGCCGCGCCGATACGATTCAGTTGTGTCTTCCGGAAATTATCCGAGCGCTGTAGGTTACTTTGAACAACGTCGTTGGTTTGCAGGTTTTAAGACCGATCCTCAGCGGGTGGTTGCTACTCGTTCCGGCACAGAGAGCGATATGACGTACTCCCTGCCGTCTAAGGACGATGACCGCATCAATTTTAGGATCGCGGCAACAGAGTTTAATAAGATCCTCCACATCTCTCCGTTGTCTCATCTGATACTGCTGACAACAGGTTCCGAGATACGAATCAGTCCCCAGAACTCGGACGCGATCACTCCGTCTTCGATTTCTGCTCGACCTCAAAGCTACAACGGAGCCACGACAGTCAGGCCGCTCGTCTACAACAACAATCTGATCTTCGCTTCTGCTCGGGACGGACATGTCCGAGAACTCGCTTATCAGTATCAGGCAGGCGGCTTTGTGTCCGGAGATCTGTGCCTGAGAAGTCAGCACCTCTTTGACTTTAAGACGATCAAGGACGCTACGGCTCAGAAAGCCCCGTACCCCATTATGTGGTTTGTTTCCTCCGACGGAAACTTGCTCGGCCTCACGTATATTCCTGAACAACAGGTCGGCTCCTGGCACCGTCACAACACAGACGGAGTTTTTGAATCCTGCTGCGCTGTTTCAGAAGGCGTGGAAGATGCCCTTTACTGCGTGATCAGAAGGACAATCAACGGAAGTCAGAAACGCTATGTTGAGCGCATGAGAACACGAAACTTCAAGAATTTGGCTGATGCCTTCTTTGTCGATTCCGGCGCGACCTACAACGGGACGCCTACGACCACGATCTCCGGAATTGATTGGCTCGAGGGAAAGACAGTTTCTATTTTGGCCGACGGTGCTGTCCAGCCTCAGCAGAAGGTTGTAAATGGCAAGGTCACTCTCAACCATGAAGCATCGGTGGTTCAAGTCGGTCTTCCGTATCAGTCGGATGTGAAAACACTTCCGGTCATCCTCCAGGATCAGTCCGGAGGTATGGGCAGGGTTAAGAACGTCTACAAGATCACAGTTCGGGTTAATAGAAGTTCCGGAATCTTCGCAGGCCCCAGCTTCGATAAGAATGACCTTGTTGAATACAAGCAGAGAACGATCGAGCCCTGCGGATCTCCTCCCGCGCTCAAGTCGGATGAAATTGATCTTCAGCTTTATTCAACATGGACTCGAGGCGGTCAGGTGTGTTTGAGACAGCTCGATCCCCTGCCGGTCACAATGCTGGCCCTGACCTGTGATCTATCAGCTTAACGTCCATAAACATTGAAGCTTCGCCGTTACCTTAAAGAAAAATTGAGGTAACGGCTCATGGGTAAGTACGATCAATATGCTGGCGAGGATCTTGACGTTCCTCTGTACGAGGGACAAGGCTCCTCGTCAAGTTTTTCTAAGATAACTTCAGACGCGGCAAACGGTCTGGGCAGTTTCGGCCTTGGATTTTCGATGGGGCACAATGCGGTCAACGGCATTGTTGCTCCGATCCTTGCCTTTCGCCAGGCGAAGCAGCAGAAGCAGCTCTACAAGATTCAGGGCGAGATTTCAAAACTGCAGGCGCAGTCTTTCCGGACAGCGGCCGAAGATGTTTTAAAGAGAGCTCAACAGAAAGTTGCCGCGGTTACTTTTCGTGCCGGACAAACAAAGGCCACTACTCGAGTGGCACAGGCAGCAAGCGGTGTTGCTCTCGGAACCGGAAATACGGCAGAAGTGATGGCTTCTTACGACATTGCCAAAGAGATGCAGGTCAATCAAATCCTTGCAAACGCCGTTGCTGAATCCTTTGGCTATCGGCGCAGGGCGGTCAATTACTCAAACAATGCGATCGCTCTCAATGCCCAGGCCAAGAACATCTCTCCCTGGGCGTCTGCTGTCGCCACTGGCATGAGCATTCTCATGAATCCGAACGGAGCAAAAGGCAATCCTTTAGACCCCAACTCAGGATCAACGGGCTCCGGCTATCTCGATAACGTCGTGAGCATCGGCAAGTTGTTCACGAGCGGCGCCGGCGGCATGAGCGGAGGAGCAGGAGTCTAAACATGGGAACAATGAAACTTCCTTCAGTCGATAATCCCTACGGCGTCCCGGTTGCGATCTCTCAGCCGGGCGGAATGCAATCTGAAATCATCACTGCGCCGGAGAGCCCGATGTCGGTTCGGCACGCAGGCGAGGCAATGAACAAGTTGTCCGGAGATCTCAGGGATGCATACGACAAATGGCAGCTGGAAATTGATAAGACGCGCCTGGATGACTTATCGACTCAGCTTGAACATGCACGCATAGACCTCAGAGTTAATCCGGAGAACGGATACGAAAGACTTAAAGGCGTCAATGCCCTTGAGCGACCTGATGGCAGAAGTCTGAATGATGAGGTCAGCGATGCCTTCAAACAACGCTATGAAAAGCTGAGGGAGCAGGCTGGAAACGCTCGAGTCCGCAGTGCCTTTGATCGCCTTTACCAGGCCTCAAGCCTGAAGCTCAATGATCAGGTCAACACCTATGTCACGAGCCAACAGCTTGAATACAAAGACGCAGTTCTTAAAAATCAGCTTAGCCTTGCTCTTAATCAGGCAGCTGACGCCGATCCTGAAACTGCGAAGTCCGGACTAGTGGCGGCTCGTTCTATTGCTCAGCAGATCGGAGACTTTCACGGCACGCCTGTCGACATGATCAAAGTCCTGGGGCCGATCCACGAGCTCCGAGTGAGCAACATGATCGATGCGGGACACCTCTCTCAGGCTAAGGCTTACATTGCTCAGCACAAAACCGAGATGGGTCCGAAAGCAGGGCTGAGATTAAAGTCAGCGATGCAGATGGCTTCCGACCGTGCGACCGTCAACCGTTACACGGACGAAATCCTCAAAAAGGACAACGGCAAAGCCAGGGAGCTTTTAGACAACATCAATGCTGTTCCGGAGAAATATCGCGCCGCAGTCAAAAATAAAGTTTACGGCGCTAAGAGAGAGCAGGAAGCGCTCGAGAAGGCAACGAACTACGACAACCTCAATCAGGCTTTTCAGTTTGTAGACAACGGAGAGGAAGTTCCCGCCTCCCTTATGTCGACAATCAAGACGAATGATCGAGTCGGATACGAGAAGATTCAGCGGGCCATTGAGCATCAAAAGTTCCCTTGCACTGAGGATGATCCTGCTGTTCTGGGGAACCTTGAAGAGTTGGCAGAAAGAGATCCGGAGGAGTTCGCACAGACTAACTTTGATCAATACCGCGGTTACCTCACAAAGCAGACCATCAAGGCTTTGAAGTACAACGTCGAGAAGCTCGACGATCAGCAGTACAAAGCTTTCATGGCCAAGGTTACTCAGCGTTGCAATGACGAGAAATTCAACGCGAAGAAGACGAAGAGTGCCAAACTCAATGCCCAATCTCTCTATGAGGCAAGAAGCAAGCAGGCCGATAAAAACGTTTTGAGTAATGAAACTTTGAACGCGATGGTCAACACAGTGTTTGAGGGACAAAAGCCAGGGTTCTTCTTCGGTTACAACGATGTTTCGGGTGCTGACTTCAGACAGGAGAAGAAGTTGGAATGGGAAGCGCTGCCTCAGGCCGGATTCCGGACGAAAAGAACGGAAGCAGACCGATTAAATGAAGCGAACAAAATCCGAGTTCAAGAACTCAACCTTCCTCCTCTACAGAAACTCACTAAACGACAGTCGCAGATTATTGAAGCAAAGCTTGCGGGGATTCCTTTACCCACAGAACTCCTGAATAGGGCTTACGCAGAAGCCAAGAGACAAGCTAAAAACGATCCCAAAAATCCTGCCGTTACAAAGAAAGCAGTCAACCTCATTGCCATGCACATGGTGTTTGGAGAAAAGTAAATGCCGAATTCTTTCATTACAGACGAACAAGCAATTGAAACTCCGGACGGCTCTATGGAGGTTCCGGGAGAACCGACAACCCAGTCTGTGGTTGCCCAGGAACCCACTGAAGGGCTGACTGTTGAACCGGTCAATCCGGTTCCCGTTCCTCCCGCTCAGCCTTTCAACCCTTACGAGATTATCGAGCGCGACGCATATTCTGCATCCCAATTTGTTCTAGGAAAGGATCCTGGCCGCACGGCGGAAGTTTTAGACATTTCCCGCCAGCTCGGAATATCTCCTGCAGAAGTTGATTCAGACTTTGAAGGCTCAAAACTGCGTCTTGAGAAACTTCGCACGGCCAACACCTTGAAGCAGTCTCCCGGGCTTTCTGACTACATTACGAACAATCCGGACAAAGCTCCTGTTCTTAAAAACGACATTAAGCCGCTGGCCAAGACGGATATTCTTCTCAACGAACTTGCAGAAAAGATGGCCGCTCGTAATCCTGCCGAGCCTCCGAAGTCTCTGACTTATGCAGATGAAGAAACCGAGTGGAAGCGGGAAGATGAAGACTATGAGCCCGAAGTCAAAACTCTTGACGGCTGGAGGGCCGGATATTTGTCCGGAGAACTGCAGAACGAGCAGGGCCGGATGTATGAGGATCTGCGCTTAGGCAAGATTACGAAAGACGCCGCTTTTGAAAAGCGATCAAAAGAAATCGATGACACGCTGGCCGCACTTGACGAAAAGTTCAAGGATTCCTGGCTGTCCTATCCGACCATGAAGACGATCGGGCAAATGCTTACAGTCAGCGGAGACACTGCTGCTAAGGGTGCTGCTCTCGGTATGGGAGCAGGCGCCTTGGGTTTGGGTGCCCTTGCATTAGCGGGCGCACCTGTTGCCGTCCCTGCTTCCCTTGGAGCACTGGGCCTCATGACAATGAGCGGCGCTGTCATGGAAACCTCAAAGGAAGTTGAAGGCGGTCTTGCTTACAAGGATATGCGGGAGGCGGGCATTGATGATGACGTTGCCCGAAGATTGTCCGGAACGGTTGGCTTTGTTAATGGCTCCTTGGAAGCCATCGGTGACGCCGTTCTCACGAAATTCGGAGGAAAGCTCTTAGGCATTACCGGCTTTAAGCAGATGTTCGGCCAAAAGGTCAAGGAAAAAACAATCGAGGCGCTCAAAAAGCCTACATTCAGAGCCGCGGCGGTTGATGTGGCCAAGGCTTTCACAACGGGCCTTGCAACCGAGGTAGGCGTTGAAGAGCTTCAGGAAATTTCAAACATTGTTGCCGAAGAGGCCGCCAAGAAACTCACAAAAGACGTGCAGTTTGATTCCATTACTCCTGATGAAGTAATGGATAGGTTGGCCGACATCGGGATTGAGACGATTAAAGGCGTCTGGGCACTGGGCCTTGCAGGCGGCGCAGTAGGTATGACGCGCCACATCTCTAAGATTAAAACCGCCCAAAGAAATCAGGAATTCTTCGAGAACCTTAACCAGATCGCTCCGGAAATAACTGCTCGAGAAACCGCACCCGGAGTTGTCTCCGAGGTCGTTCAGAACCAGGCAGAGAGCGCAGGCAAACCCACGATTTACGTAGATGGGGAAATGTTTGCGCAGACAATGCAAGAGAAAAACGTTCGTCTGGAAGACCTGAAGAAGATCAATCCTGAGCTAGGAAATGCTATTCAAAAAGCCGTGGCTTCGGGCGGAGACGTTGAAATCTCTACCGGAGACTACGCCGCCCATATTGCCGGAACTCCTTTCGGAGAAGCTTTGACTCAGCACCTTAGATTCAATCCGGACGAACTCAGTGCCTACGAAGCGAAAAAGGCACGCAAACTTGTCTCTGACTGGGTTGGCCAGAACGATTGGGATCTTTCAACAGAGGAAGGCAGGGAAGCGGCGACAAAGGAAATCAACCAAGCTGTAAACCAAGTTCAAAAGTCTAAGTATGCTCAGGCCTTCGATGACCTGACTAAGAGCATGACTCAAAGCCTTATGGCCAGCAGAATCAGTGGCTATCGAGAGGAGAGAATTGCAAGGCAATATGCTCGGCTGCAGGCGGCCAGTATTGTGCGTTTGGCCAAAGATGCCAATATCGCTCCGGAACGCATTGCGGAATTTGCGCCGAAGATTCAGTCTTCTGCTGGCATTGAACGAACAGAGCTGGTTCAGAAAAGAGCTGGACAGAAAGAGAATCCAGCAGTTTCCGCTCCAGAAAAAACGGCGGAACAAAAACTGAAAGAGGACAGTGATACTTGGGGAAAGCTTGTTGATGGATTAAAAGAAAAACCCACTCAGAACGTGGTGATGCTCAAGCAAACTCCGCTTGTAATGAAATTGATTGGGGCAAAGTTCTTAACGCTTCGGGCTACCCCTCACATGTTTGATGGTGCCCTGCCAGGAGCAAAAAAATCTAGTCCTTCTCACCATATTCATCCCGAGATTTCGAAACGAGTTTTGAAGCAAATTCCAGAAGCGCTGACAGATCCGATTGCAATTTTCAGAGATTATCGGAGAGAGAGTACCTATCTCTTCATGCTTGACCTAAAGGCAGAAAATAATCAAAACGTTGTTGTCGCGGTTAAATTTAATGGTCCCGGAAGGCATGCTGAAATCAATTTGGCAAAAACCTCTTGGGGCCCTGAAAATACGCTGTACTTTCCGTTGCAGGAGCAAAACAACGCTTTGGTTTACGCTAATAGCCAAAAAATAAGTCGTTGGAACAAGAGCTCCGGCATCTATAGCCTTCGGGGTTCCAACGACTCAGGTGTTAGTGTAAAGACCGAGGCAGACCTAGTCAAGCTTCGGGAGCTGTTCCCTGGTTATTACCAAACCGAAAAGATCGAACCGCGGTCCATCAATGTTCCTGCGACTGAAGTTTTTGCCAAGCTTGGCTTGGAACTTCCGGAAGGATTTAAGCCGACCAACGTCACTTTGATCAGCACAAGACCCGTCACAGAACGCTCGAATATTGAAGAGTTTTCCGGAGCGGTATTGCCGGAGAACGCTCCGAAAGAACTTGTTGACGCTTTGGAAGAAAAGGGCATCCGTGTAGAACTTAGCAGTAACCGCAAGACTGTGAGGGCTAAGGCCGTCTCTCAACTGTCCCAAAAGATTCAGGACTCTCTTGTTTACTTCCAGAACGGAACAAACGAGCGCGGCGGCTACAGCCCTAAACAAAACACAATCCACCTGACTCCGAATGCTGACTTATCCACCTTTGCCCATGAAATGAGCCACTGGTATCTTGAAAACCTGATGCAGCTGGCTGGCGAAGCAGGCGTCTCCGGACTTATCAAACAGGACGCAGAAACCCTTCTGAAAGACTTCGGTCTCAAGTCGCTTGATGAATGGAAGAGCCTCAGCATCGAAGAGAAGAGAAAGTTCCACGAGCGTTTTGCCTATCAGACCGAAATCTATTTGGCTACAGGCAAGCCGCACAATCCTAAGCTGATTACTGTTTTCAAGAATCTCGGCAAATGGATCAGAGACGTTTATCGAGCATGGACGGGCGGAGTGGCGGAACAAAGAGCGGCCCAGTACAAATCTGAGTTTGGAGAGGAGCTTCCCCAGCTCTCTGAAGAAGTTCAGCGCGTTATGGATCGAATGCTCAATGCAGAAGCCGACCTCTATCAAGCTGAAGTTTCTGAATCTATGCGACCGCTCTTTGACGAAAAGCCCAAAGACATGAGCGAAGAAGACTGGATCGCCATGCAGAAGGCGCACGATGAGGCGCTGGCGGATGGGGAAGCTCTGCTAAATGAAGCGAAAGCAAAGGACGAAAAGTGGTATTCGAATGCCAGAGCCAAGACCTTGCGGATGATCCAACGCAAGGCTAAAGAAATCAGGGAAAAAGTAAAGGAAGGTGTCACAGCCGAGATCGAAGCAGAAGCCGGAACTCGTGCTTATGAACTCATCAAAAAGAGCACTCAGATCTTTTGTATTGACTGGAGGTTTGATCAAAAAGCCTTGCTTGCAGCAAATTTGAGCTACGAAACAATAGAGAAACTAGAATCTTTAGGTCTCGCAATAAGTGGCGGCATGGCGCCCTCAGAAGTCTTGGAGCTTATGAGAGGTCAGGGAATTGTTTTCTCAACAGTCCAAGATATGGCTCAGGGACTTCTCGCCGGAGCAAGAAAAGACGAGCGCATCGAAGAGGAAACGACCCGCAGGTGCATTGAGAAGTATTCCGAAAACTTTACTCAGGCAGGCATTGATGCTCAGATTACTGAGGCCCTGCAGAACGAGGCACGGGCAAGATTTGTCGCGACTGAGTTTAAGTATTTAGCCGGAAGCCCTGCGGGAATCAGCCAGAGAATGATCAATGAGGCAGCCAAACGTTCTGCCGAATTGATGCTGGCCAACATGCCCGTTTACAACGTCAATCCACGGAACTTTGTTGCCATGCAGGCGAGAGCCTCTCGAAAAGCCTATGAAGCATTAGCCAGCGGAGATAAGGGAAGGGCGGCCGCATACAAACGCCAGCAGTTGATGTATCTGCAAGCGGCGCTTCAGGCCTTGGATGTCGACAAGCAAGTGGATCGTTTTGAACGCATCCGGAAAAAGACCTTCTCTGCAGATAAGAAACTTGCTAAGACCTATGACCTTGATGTCCTTAATGTACTTCGCGCTGTCTTCAATATTGAAGGCTTTGGAAAAACTAAACCTGAAGATGTAGACCTCCTGGCTGTAGAAAAAACTATCAATGCTTTTGAAGAGATTGCTCGTCCCACTTATGAGATGTTGGACGGAATATTTAAACGTTACAGAGGACTTCAGGGAGGCCGAGGGTACAGCACTTTGACTTACGGTGACTTCCTAGCTTTGGCAGAAGATGTGAATATGCTCTTTGCGATCTCTCGTCAATGGAAAGAAACAACTCGGGAGGCAAAAGCAGAAGCTCGTGAGCAAGCGGCTAAGGAGTTGATTGCCCAGATGAGCACACAGAACCTGTCTTACAACACTGTGGGACAGACAGAGGCAACAACGGCTTATGAGAAATTCAAACAAGATGGCCTCTTAAGTCTCGGATCTGCGCTTGTTCGTGTTGAGTCCTGGTGCAACAAAATGGATACAGGCAATCCCAACCATCCGTTCAGATCCTACATCTACGATCCGGTTGCTCAGGCTACGGCTAAGTTCCGCAATCGCAACAGTGAACTTCAGCAAAAGCTCGCAGAGATGATTAAACCGATGCAGAAGGAATGGCTGTCTCGGACGGACATCCACGCTCCGACTCTTAACTACACGTTTAGAACTAAGGCGGAGCTTATCGGAGCTCTTCTTCATACCGGCAATGAATCGAACAAAGAAAAGCTCTTGCTCGGTGGTAGAGGAAAGGGGAACGCCTGGGCCGAGATGGTTGAAGACCAAGAGGGCAATAAAAAATTAGATACTAAACGATGGGATCAATTCATTTCCCAGTGTTACGCTGACGGCACAATCACCAAGGCGGACATGGATTTCGTACAGCAGGTATGGGATCTTCTGGAGTCGACAAAGGAGGATGCGCAGAAGGCTTACAAGAATCTATACGGGTACACCTTCAAAGAGATTGAAGCCTCTCCGATTCAAACTCCGTGGGGAGAATATCGAGGCGGTTATGTTCCGGCAACAACGGATAAATACCTTGTAGCGGACAAGGCCACGTTTGATGAAATTGACCAGCTCACGAAGCAAGACTCCCTGAGCCAGATGCCGGTATCGAATCCTGGTTTTACCAAAACCCGATCTTCAGACTATACCGAACCTCTGAGCTTTGATATGGCGATCATTTCAAACCATATTTCCTCAGTTCTGAGATTCTGCTATATCGCCCCAGTCGCTCAAGATGTCGCCAAGCTGCTTATTAATAAGGATCTGAAGGAAAGAATCGATTCTCAGGATCCTACGACCATGAAAGACATGCTTAAGCCCTGGCTTAAACGGTCCTATACCCAGGATGTCAGTGACGGGAAAAGCGGCTGGATTAGCAAGAAGCTCAATGAGCTCAGGGGAATCGCAGGCATCAACATCATGATGGGCCACATCGTAAACGCTCTGCAGCAGTTCACGGGATTCTCAATTGCCCTTACTAAGGTTTCCGGAAGAAATCTCATTGACGCCGCCGGAGTCTTTGCCCGTGACCCGAGGAGGGTAACAGAACAGATCACTCAGCTTTCTCCTTTCATGATGTCTCGCCTCAATGACCGTGCGATGGAGTTTCAGTCTCAGATCTATAAGATTTCCTCCACTCAGGACAATCGTGTTACGAAGCAAAAGGGAATCTTTAATAAGACGGTAGCTGCTAAGGCTAAATACATTCAGCCTGTCCATGACTTCCTGATGCGGAAAGGATACTTCCTGCAGTCTTTCTGTCAGATTCCGATTGATGCGATCACATGGGTCGGAGCTTACAACCAGGCGCTGCAGAAAGGACGGACTACAGAGGAAGCGGTCCTGGATGCAGATTCGGTGATTCGCACTACGATGTCCGACTTCTCTCCGGAAAACGTTGCTAATGTCGAAACAGGAAATGCTTTGTACCGCTCCTTCCTTGTTTTCTACAACTACTTCAATATGCAGTTCAATCTTCTCAATGAGCGCTTCCACGCTGACAGCATGGAGAAGAAACTGATTAAGCGTTACGGCATGTATGCTCGAGACGCGCTCTTAGTTGTGACGATTCCTTCAGTTGTTGCGAAACTTATTGAGGCGGTTGTCTTCGGAGATCCGGACACAGGAGATGATGGCGAATTCGGCATGGACGATATGCTAAGAATGCTGGCCTCGGAATCCTTTAAGAACGCTGTGGCTATGGCTCCTATTGCCGGACAATTTATTAACACTGCCGGCGCCAGCTTAGCCAAAGATCAAAAAGGTGGAGCAGTTTCGGACGTTGCGCGATTCATCTGGGGAACCGATCCTTATGTTGGCAGGATTATGACCGCTCCGGCTTATGGCCTTATCGAAGGAAGCGGCAAGGCGATTCAACAAACCGTTGAGATCCTTAACGATGAGGAAGTCAACGCCCGCTCCTATACCCGCAATATGCTGGATCTTCTCTCTGTGGTGACAGGCCTGCCGCTTGGCTTCCTCAAGAAACCGTTGGGCTACATGGCGGGAGTTGAAGCGGGAGACATCCAGCCCGCGGATGCTGGTGAATTTGTTCAGGGAGTTCTTTCCGGAAAAGCGAAGAAGGACTAAGAACCCGTCCATAAACCTCCTTGCTGTCAAATGAAAATTGATGGCAAGGAGATCGCTAATGTCAATTTCACAAGAACTTCGGAGAGCCGGTCCTTATATCAGTGACGGCTCGACAAAGGCCTTCACATTCAGCTTTAAAGTGATGAAGGAGTCCGACTTGTCCGTTGTCGTTGCTGACAACAAGGACACCTCGGTCTCCGAGACGCTTGCCTCTACGAACTACACGGTTACGCTCAACGATAACCAGGAAAATTCTCCCGGAGGCACGGTCACTTTAAACAATGCGCTTCCGTCCGGAAAAGCGCTGGCGATCCTCTCAAATGCTCCTTTCCTTCAAGAAAAGGTCTTTACCAATGCCGGTGGCTTCTATCCGGAAGTTCTTAATGACGCTCTCGACACTCTGACTATTTACTGCCAGCAGCTGAAGGAAGCCCTCGGACGATGCCTGATTGTTCCGAGCACATCGGAGCACACACCGCAGGAGGTATTGGCAGAAGTCCTTGAGATCGCTTCCACTGCCAATGATTACGCGCAGCAGGCACAAGCCATCTATGACACAGTCAAAGGTGATGTTGCGGAGATCAAAGCGCTAAAGGACGAGATTGATGACCTAGTCCTTACCTTCCAGACGATCGAGCAACTTGCGGCCCAGGCGCAGGCCAACGCCCACTCGACGAATGACGACAAGCTGACATGCCAACAGGCCCTCCAGCAGATTCAAGCGATAGCGGCGCAAACCGGATTCTCTACCCGGACAAGCCCGACGGTATCCGAGTCGGAGACTTTCCCGCTTTCTAATCTCACGCCTTCTGCCTATGTAAAAGTCGGAGACCTGGTACTTAATTCGACCAACGGCGATCTGTTTCGGATTACCACGGTAACGGCAACAACCGCGACCGTCGGTGCAAAGATTTCAAATCTTCGCGGCCCCCGCGGTGAGCGCGGTTTGCAGGGTAGTCCGGGACCCGCGGGAAGTCCGGGCGAGAGAGGGCCTATGGGTCAAAGCCCTTTTGCCACGTGCTTTGGGCAGTTTGAGGTCAACGAGGAAGGCGTACTCCAACTCGAATATGTCGGCCTGGCGCCGGCTCAGTTTTCTATTAACGACAACGGAATAGTGGAGGCTACATATGCCAACTCTTAGTATTGGCAAAGTCCGTTATGTTTGGAAAGGCACGTGGAGCGCCACGGCTTCCTATGACATTCTTGACCGTGTTCAAGATAGTGACGGTTTTATTTACGAATCCATTAAGGCGGTTCCTGCGGGCACCGTCCTTACCAACACGAGCTATTGGATAAAACTCTCGGTTCAAGGCCCCCGCGGTTTAAAAGGGGATATCGGTAATGACGGGCCAAAAGGCGATACGGGCGAGGCACCGACGGCTATTTTGTACACAGAGCAGAACAATCTTACAGACGCTCAGCGGGCACAAGCTCGAACAAATATCGGATGGGCTGCGGCGTTTGCCGCGTCGTTTGCTTCGGCGATAGCGGCTTGGGTGACCAGCACTTTGGGCTCAAAGATCGAGGCCTATCTCATCCCTATTCTTAAACAACTCTGTTTAGACAACGGCGCCACTCAAGCCGAAATCGACGCGCTCGAAGCTGAAGAAACAAGCGAATCTGATTCATAAGGAGCAGTATGACTACATTATCTGAAATCAAAGCTGAGTACCTAACCAAGGCG